TTGAAATTTCAGCATAACTGCAAGGCAAATACTTTAAGTATTGGTATGTCAACTTAGTGGTATGGAATGAGAAAATGTCGTTACGTTGAAATTTCAGCATAACTGCAAGGCAAATACTTTAAGTATTTTCTGTCGTATTTGTTATATTATCATGAAATTCCTATTCGTTGCGTAAATATTTCGTATATTTACATAATTGTATATAAATGTTATGATATGCTTAGTTTTGGGCTATTTATGTTTGTTAATTTATTAAAATACTTTAAGTATTGGTATGTCAACTTAGTGGTATAGATTTGGATTTCTTCGTTACGTTGAAATTTCAGCATAACTGCACTATGAATACTTTAAGTATTACCCCTTCGGCTTAGTGGTATGGAATGTGATTTCTTCGTTACGTTGAAATTTCAGCATAACTGCACTATGAATACTTTAAGTATTACCCCTTCGGCTTAGTGGTATAGATTTGGATTTCTTCGTTACGTTGAAATTTCAACATAACTGCACTATGAATACTTTAAGTATTACCCCTTCGGCTTAGTGGTATAGATTTGGATTTCTTCGTTACGTTGAAATTTCAGCATAACTGCACTATGAATACTTTAAGTATTACCCCTTCGGCTTAGTGGTATAGATTTGGATTTCTTCGTTACGTTGAAATTTCAGCATAACTGCACTATGAATACTTTAAGTATTACCCCTTCGGCTTAGTGGTATAGATTTGGATTTCTTCGTTACGTTGAAATTTCAGCATAACTGCAAGGCAAATACTTTAAGTATTACCCCTTCGGCTTAGTGGTATAGATTTGGATTTCTTCGTTACGTTGAAATTTCAGCATAACTGCAAGGCAAATACTTTAAGTATTGCTATGTCAACTTAGTGGTATAGAATTCAAAAAGTTCGTTACGTTGAAATTTCAGCATAACTGCACTATGAATACTTTAAGTATTGCTATGTCAACTCTTTAGTATGGAATGAGAAAATGTCGTTACGTTGAAATTTCAGCATAACTGCACTATGAATACTTTAAGTATTGCTATGTCAACTCTTTAGTATGGAATGAGAAAATGTCGTTACGTTGAAATTTCAGCATAACTGCACTATGAATACTTTAAGTATTGCTATGTCAACTCTTTAGTATGGAATGAGAAAATGTCGTTACGTTGAAATTTCAGCATAACTGCAAGGCAAATACTTTAAGTATTACGTAAGATGAAATATCCTTTTTTATTATAAATGAATAATAATAATACAAATTATATTTTTCTTAATTGAGTTTGTGAAGATATAAAAGTGGAATCATCAAACATAAAAATACTTTAATTTTTAAAAATAATTTTAGTGTAACTTCTTATAATATTTTGTTAGAATTAATTTTCTAACGTGTAAAATAAATAAAGTATTTTTAACATCTTACAACTCTTGGTTAACTTTGACATTTTAGAAATTACACTTTTTATTTTTGATTAATAGACCGCCACTGGTTCGGAAAAAAAGACAAAAGTTAGCAAAGAGAAAATACTTAAAATTTCAAGAGTGATTTTAATGTAATATATTAATAATTCTAGGGGAAATTGAATGTAAAAACAATGGCACAGAAAAAGTATTTTGTGCAACCTTGTATACCTTCGTATCATTTTTGTATTTTTGAAAATTGGATTTGTTAACTTTGACATTTTAGAAATTACACTTTTTATTTTTGATTAATAGACCGCTACTGGTTCGGAAAAAAAGACAAAAGTTAGCAAAGAGAAAATACTTAAAATTTCAAGAGTGATTTTAATGTAACAATGATGTGGTTCCTAGAAATAAAGAAAATCTTACGTGTAAAATAAACAAAGTATTTTTAACATCTTACAACTCTTGGTTGAATTTTACATTTTAGAAATTACACTTTTTATTTTTGATTAATAGACCGCCACTGGTTTGAAAATTTAAGGAAGATTAAGGAAAGAAAAAATACTTAAAATTTCAAGAGTAATTTTGATGTATTCCAATAGCAATTCTAGGGGAAATTGAATGTAAAAACAATGGCACAGAAAAAGTATTCTGTGCCTCTCTGTGTAGCCTTGTGTACCTTTGTTTTATTTTTGTATTTTTAAAAATTAGGTTTGTTAACTTTGACATTTTAGAAATTACACTTTTTATTTTTGATTAATAGACTGCCATTGATCCAAGATTTTGAGGAAGATTAAGTGAAGAAAAAAATACTTAAATTTTCAAGAGTGATTTTAAGGTAATAATGATGTGGTTCCTAGAAATAAAGAAAATCTAATGTGTAAAATAAACAAAGTATTTTTGACATCTTGTAACTCTTGGTTAAATTTGACATTTTAGAAATTACACTTTTTATTTTTGATTAATAGACCGCCACTGGTTCGGAAAAAAAGACAAAAGTTAGAGAAGAGAAAATACTTAAATTTTCAAGAGTGATTTTAGTATAAATAGGCTACAATTCTAGGGGAACTTGACACGTATGACAATGGCAAATAAAAAGTATTCTGTGCAACCTTGTGCAACCTTGTGCAACCTTGTATACCTTCGTATCATTTTTGTATTTTTGAAAATTGGATTTGTTAACTTTGACATTTTAGAAATTACACTTTTTATTTTTGATTAATAGACCGCTACTGGTTCGGAAATTTGAAGAAGATTAAGTGAAAGAAAAATACTTAAAATTTGTCTGTGTTTTTTAATACCTTTCTTCCTAGAATTTATAAAATATAAATACAAAATGATAACTTAAAATAAAAGTATTTTTGCCTTCTATTTCAGGCTTGGAGCTTTTTGGTAAAATTCGGAAATTTCAAATTCTTCGTTTTGGATATAAACAACTAACCGGCAAAAATTCAAGAGAGAAAAAATACTTTTATTCTCAAGAGTGATTTTAATGTATCTAGGGTGTAATTCTAATATGAGAAGCATTATAAAGTATCATTAAAATAAAAGTATTTTTGTCTTCGAGAAAAGGGGCATCATCATTTTGATATTTTGATAATTTTAGATTTTTCATTTTGATTAATTAGTACCAATTTGTAAAAGTGAAGTTGCTCGTAGCCGACCCTGGAATACTTTTATTTCGAAACGTAGTTTTAGTGTAATTTGAATAGAATTCTAGGGGAACTTGACGTAAAAGGCAAGTGCATAGAAAAAAGTATTATTCACCTTCGTGATGCCACTATTGTATTTCTAAAATCAAGTTGGATGATTTTTGTAAATTTGATATTTTTATTTTTTCTTTCTATTACTAGTCCGGTTTGATTTTGGAAAGTTAAACTAAAATTAGGAAAGAATAACGAAGGTCAAAATACTTAAAATTTATCTGTACTTTTTAATATCTTTCTTCCTAGACTTTGTGAAATATAGATACAAAATTATCACTTAAAATAAAAGTATTTTTACCTTCGATGAAGAGACATTCCAATTTTGAGAATTTGAGAATTTTAGATTTTTCATTTTGATTGATTAGTGTTAATTTGTAAAAGTTAAGTTGCTCGTAGGCGACTTTAAAATACTTTTATTTCGAAGCGTACTTTTAGTGTAATTTGAATAGAATTCTAGGGGAACTTGACATATATTCATACAAAGGTACATGCGCAGAAAAAAGTATTATTTACCTTCGTGATGTCAATGTTGTATTTCTGAAAATTGGGTTTGATGATTATGATCACTTTGGCAAATTTGATATTTTTATTTTTTCTTTTTATTACTAGACCGGTTTGAAATTTGAAAATTGAAAAGATTTGGAAGAAGGTCGAAGAAGGTCGAAGAGGTCGAAAATACTTTTTTCTAACTGTTGAAATTTATCTATTTTATTGTAAAATTTCGTAGTGGATAAGTAAAAAATGGATACTTCTTTTCTCGGAGAAAAATGTGATTTTCCAAAATGTGAATTTTCAGATTTTACGTTTTGAATATAAACAACTATCCGGCTTCGAAATCAGGGAAGAAAAAATACTTTTATTCCCAAGAGTGATTTTGATATATTTGAGGTGTAATTCTAAGATGAAAAGTGTCATAAAGCATAGTTAAAATAAAAGTATTTTTACCTTCGGGAAAGAGACATTCCAATTTTGAGAATTTGAGAATTTTAGATTTTACGTTTTGAATATAAACAACTATCCGGCTTCGAAACAACAAATTAAGTTTTGAAAGTCGGCATTATTTATTTATGATTAATTCCAGTACGTTTAATATCAGATAAAAAAGTTAATTATTCTCAAGGTTATGAGATGTATTAACTTCCTATTACTGGCTAAACCAAGTAATATATTGTTACACTGCCTAGTTTATTGTTACTGAGTACGTAACAATAAATATCCTTACGATACGGCTAATTTAACTTGAGAAAAATTCAAATTTATTTAATACAACATTGATACAATAAAGATACAATAAGGATACAATAAAGTATTTAATATTACCTAGTAAGTACGTTTAATATCAGATAAAAAAGTTAATTATTCTCAAGGTTATGAGATGTATTAACTTTCCTATTACTGGCTAAACCAAGTAATATATTGTTAGAGTGCCCTTGTTTATTGTTACTGAGTACGTAACAATAAGTATCCTTAACGATACGGGCTAATATAACTCGAGAAAAATTCAAATTTATTTAATACAACATTGATACAATAAAGATACAATAAGGATACAATAAAGTATTTAATATTACCTAGTAAGTACGTTTAATATCAGATAAAAAAGTTAATTATTCTCAAGGTTATGAGATGTATTAACTTTCCTATTACTGGCTAAACCAAGTAATATATTGTTACACTGCCTAGTTTATTGTTACTGAGTACGTAACAATAAATATCCTTACGATACGGCTAATTTAACTTGAGAAAAATTCAAATTTATTTTTACATGCGTGTTGCCTAATGTGTTTACCAAGGTGTTTTCAATACCTTCCTGGGAGCGAAGTTTTCGTTATCGAAAATTGCTTTCTAAATTACTATTCGTACATTTAAAAGCTAAATTATGCAACATTAACCCATATCGGCGTAACAAAGAAAGTACGTAAAAGGAGTATAAAGGGAAAAAACTGAATTTATAGATAAATATAAATAAATAAATAGAAAAAGAAATTGAAAGGAAATTGAAAGGGAAAAGGAATGTTAGAGAAATTGAATATTGAAGATTTGCCAAATGAATTAATTTCCCATATAATTAGTTACACGAACACTTATAAAGATGTATTTAGTATTAATTTAGTATCGCGTAGATTCAGAGAATTGGCAAGGTATTCTCCGTTGAATATTAAAAAATATTTTCTGATAACTGAGCAGACTAAGTTTATACCTAATTGTAAAAAATATGCTGTGTATTATATCGATGACAAAATCGTTGATGAGCGTACATTTAAGAATAAGAAAGTAAATTCTTATATAGTAGAAGGATTAGAAATATTTTGTTTAGCCAAATCAATAAGACAATGTAACTATATGTTGCCGAAAATACCCAAGGAATTGAGTGATGTTAAACATTTGAAATTCAGAGAGTGCAGATTATTGGAAGATTTCAGTATGTTAGGTAAACAGAAGAGCTTGTATTTGGATTGTACTATGATTAATAATATTGATCATTTAAGAGGCGTACCATATTTGAGTTTATGTGGATGTTTATTAATATATGATTTTAGTAAGTTAGGTAAGCAAATATATCTTAACTTAGATTGTACTAATATTGAGAATGTTGATCATCTTGGTAAAGTCAAATATTTAAGTTTGTCTAATTGTTCCTTAGTAAGAAATGTGAGTAAATTAGGTGAAGTTGAAAGATTAAATTTGACAGAATGCGGACAAGTTGAAGACATAAGTAATCTAGGCGATGTTGATATGTTATTATTAGCAGGATGCAAACTTATTTCCAATTTTAGTCAATTAGGTAAACAAACTATGCTAGATATAAATTCTACTAATATTAAGGATGTTTCTAATTTAGTTGATGTAAAATATTTATTCTTAGATATGTGTGAAAACGTAACAGATTTTAGTAAATTAGGTAAGCAATTACTGCTTACAATATCAGGAACTAATATTAACGATGTCATTAATCTTAAAGAAGTAGGAATACTTGATATTTCTAAATGCACAAAAGCAATAAATAAGGTACTACTATATAACCAAAAATTATTGATTGATACTTTCCAACAAGTTAGAATAAATGGTAATACTTATACTGACGATTATGCTTACGATATATTTATTGAGAAGTTAGGAATTTATGATATATTAATAAACTATGATAAATATTATAATCGATTACTAAATTTAGAAGGTGATATTATAAAAACAAAAGCTTACATAGATGCGCAATAATTTTGGATCTCATTGGAATGAAGAATAAAAAGATATTATATTTTTTATCCACAATATATACTACTTTTAATTTTATCGAAAAAGGTACAAATGTCAACTTACTCACTTAGTGTGGCTGATGTTATTATTAACTTCCAATATTCAACCAACTATAAATTATTAGATCCAGATACAGCGTATTACTTCATACAAATTATAACTGATAATGTTAATATGAGCAATTATTCTGGCACTGGTATACCACATATATCAGATAACATTCTAGGAACAACATCTATTTACATAATGACAGTATTCGGAGATAAAACAAATGTAGTCATGATGCCAACTATTTATTTAAGTGATGTGACTCCATACAAGGGATTAACTTTGAATGCATTTAATATAACTGATACTAATAAAATCAAACTTACCAATCTAAGTAATGTTAATAAAAATAAGATAACTGCATTATTCTTATATGATGTCGATAGTGAATTGAATTTAGTCGGTAAAGTGGGCAACATGGGATCTGAAACTTATGCTATCATGCAACCTATTAGTAAAAATTTAGCAGTCAATTTAACTGGATCTTATAATTCGCTAATTGACGCATCAGTTAATACTTCTATATCTACATTAATTATAAATACTCAGTTATATAATTACCTGATTTATACAACAATGCCAAATTATGTGAATGCAGGTAATGATGGAGGTGATGGAGGCAACGGAGGTAACAACGGAGGCAACGAAGGTAACAATGGAGGTAACGGAGGTAACGAAGGTAATAATGGAACTTCTTCTACGAGCAACAAAATGAGCACTGGAAGTATCATATTAATAATATTGCTAATCATAATAGTAACTATTGTTTTGACTCTTGGTGTTGTTTGGATATATAAGAATAAAATACAACATCATGTTTAATATTTTTTTTCTCTTTTTAGAAAAAAAAAGAAAAGAAAAAAAGAAAAAAAGAGAAAAAAGAGAAAAGGTTTTATGCCATTATTGATATTACTTCTTCGAGATCGTATAAAGTATAGAACTCATCAAATTTATTAAACATTAACTCAACAAGAGGAGTGAATATACCTTCGAGAGGTTCATTACACCAAGGTGTTTTTGGATTACAAGATGTTAGTATACTTTCAATTTCTAATAAGAAATTCAATGCATCCATGAAACTGTTTTCATTGTATGTTTGAATTGAATCAACTACCAATTGAAGTCGCGAGAAGTTACGCATTCTTTTCAATTCTAGGTACTTGGTAAGAAATCCTAGAAATGCATCATATTGTTCTCGTAGTTTAATACCATAATCATCATCGTATTTTTGAATATAGTGTTTTATGAGAAATACCATAGTTTTAAGATCAGAACATTTCCTGATACTAACATCTGATGATCTTACTGAAATAGTATCAGTATATCTTGTGATAAAACTAAGTTGTCTGGCTATTGCTAAATCTAACGGCATTACTCAAAGAAATTACTATATAAAAAATCAATTTATTCTTAACACAATGCGACGAGAATATACATCGTTAAATTTAACTTCTGTGTATGTCAATTTTATATCACTCATATATAATAAACTTAACGATGATTCTATGGCATGTAACTCAGATTTCAACCATGTTTTGTATTCTTCTTTGTATTCATAAATATCATCAATTTCGATAACCGATAAATTATTCTTTTTCTTTTTAGTTACCAGTATACTTGTCTTTTTTGTTGTCATTTTGGTGCAATTGTTTATGATGATTCTCATTATTTTCATATGAAGTTCACATAATGTACCCAATTGAACTTCTAGATGATACATATTGGAAAATGATGATAATTTAGTATATTTAGTTTCTATATATTTGACATCGGGCAGTAGTTTTTTGGTATCTATGCTAATGGTGCTTACCAAACATTCGAACTTGTTGTTGATCCTATTTCTATAAGCATCTTTGAATGCTTGTTCATTATCGTCTAGATGCAAGTTATTATACCTAGTAATATCGTACATCCCCTGGATTTGTTATTTTGGCTAGGAAGATGTATATTTAAACAAATTCAAATTTAAATTGAATTTTTATAGGGTATATTCTTAGGGTTAATATTCTTAGGATACCAGCTTGCGAAAAAAATATGACTTTGAATTACTTTGTTTACTTAGTAGGATCTAAATGTGGTTCTTCTCCTGGTGGAATTGATGCTATTAAAAGAAACGTACCAACTGGGTGTATTTACAAAGCTGACGAAGAAATCAAGGCTTATGGCGAATCTTGGTGGGAAGATGTGTGGGTTCTTTGTTATCATGGGTATGAGGACGAAATAGATAACATCGTATTCGGTACAGGCTATAGTGTATTGGAGAACATTTCTAATATTAAACTCCAATTAAGTAACGAGTCTTGTATACTTAGTACTATTGATAAACCCCTCGGATTAGTGGCATTTCAATATTACAAAGTTTCAAAAGAAGATACTGAACGATTCAAGAACGATCTCAATGATGACCTATTCGAGCAGTTATTGAAACAAGGTGTGACGTTTGATGATACACTTTTCAGTTTGGAAAAAAATGAATGGTACTTGGCATCATACGTTGTCAATACTATCATCGTGAGTGGTTATCTTACTGATGGACAAATCTCGGAACTTCGAAAAAATGTAGAAAGTAACGAAGTTCACTTGCCTCAGTTAGCTGCTGATACAATGTCAATTTCTTATAGTGTAGGAGTCTCTTATGATTACGTTGCTATCCTGACTGAGAATATTTTGTGTTAATTTTTTAAAGTTCATCGGTATATATTTCATTTCCAGTTGCTCCTGGAATTAGTTTTATTTCGAACGATAATTTATGTTGCTTTGTCTTATCCGAGAACTCAATATCATAAGCAGCTACTCTGATGTATCTATTTTTCAAAATAATATATGATTGGACAATTTCAATCAGTAAAGTAGCAACTGATATTTTAAATTTTTTCTTATCGGTTCTGTCTCCACAAAATACACTTAGTTTAGCCAAGTATACCGTTGTATCTTCTTTGAGAGAGGGTAACTTTTTTGACATCGAAACCAAGGCTAACATGAAATCATTATCATTGACTGGATTATATTTTGATACTTTTAGATTTATGAATTTACATTCAACTTGATTATTGTTATGTTTTATTATCATATCTAATTTTTTGAATTTACAAGATTCAAAAGTTTTGACAAGTAACCCAATTGTTTTTTTATCAAATGGAATGCTGAGTAATAGATTTAATTCGTTACCATGAACATCTGTAACGAAATATTCTCGTAATTGTCTGGGTTTCAGATTACCCAAAGTAATCATAAACAAAGATCTTATGACTTCCATTATTCTGTAAGATAAAACAATAAAAAAAATCAATTTTAATTGCTCAAAATTGATTCGCTTCTCGTTCCTGGTAGAAGGAGAAACTAAAACATTGGCTCGTCATCTTCAGTATCTGACCAATCCACAACCATCGTAGTATCACTGTCGTAATACTCTACTGGAGGTGTATCGGGTAAAATAAAGTCTTCTGGCAAGGGGTAATATTCTTCGTCGTCTGAGTAATCTATAATTGGTGTTCCTGGTTCAAAATCTGTCATTCTGCTAGGAATACTTAATTCGAAATAAATTCAATTTATATTCCATTAATAATATATACCACTACGTAATGCTTGAATACATTGATGATTTGCTTGATGATTGGGAAAATCCTAATTATACTGGATTAAGAAAAATATATAACAATAAATATGGTAATTTGTCATATGAGAATATTATGGAGTATAAGACTAAGATAGATAAATCAATGGTTCCAGTATTGAAGATAAATAAGAATAAAATAGATTCATATTCTGATGATGCTAATGGACTTCTCAAATTCTTAATGGATTATAATTTTAAACATGACAAAAATGTTAATTTAAAAGATCCTAAATCATTTCGAATGGAAGGAAGTTCTTCCGAGCAACATCTAAGTGAACATGTTAAATACATAACTCCTAAAACTAAACATATTATGGAAGTTGGATTTAATGCAGGATTATCAGCTATAAATTTTCTTAAACATAGTAACGATGCTATAGTGATATCTTTTGATATAGCTTTACATGAATATTGTTGGTACGCGAAGATGTTCATAGATCAAAAATATCCAGGAAGACATATTTTGATATCAGGAGATTCCAAGGTTAATGTACCTTTATTTTCTTTAGCAAGTAATATAAAATTCGATATTGTTTTTATAGATGGATATCATAGCACATTTTATGCTTATAGTGATATGGTTAATGCAAAACTACTTTCGGATGAAAATACTATACTAATATTAGATAATGTTGCTCCACATTTATGTTGTGCAGCGGGTCCTTATGTTGCTATGAATGTATTGATGGAAGAAGGCCAGATTAAATTTGTTAAGCATGTAGAAATATCTGATGAATACGTTGATGGGTTTGCAGTATTGAAATACGCAAATAAACCAAGTAAACTTGATTTAAATGAGTATCGTAAAATAGAAAGAAAGTTACCATCGGCTGTTTTATATAATTATATTAGTATGATGAAAGATCCAGAAGGAGACAATACTAATCTAATAGATAAAGCAAACGAATATATTGATAAGTTCAAGAAATCAGGTGCCGAGGTTGACAATGGCTTATTACAATTGATAGACAGTCTAAAATAAAATTGATATTTATATAAAATTATATAATAATAATGAATAGTACAGTTATTAACGTTAAGAAGAAAGAATTGAATAAAAGAAATATTGCTGATTTTAAGGAATGGAATGAATTACCCAACACGTTATATATTGGTAGGAATATGAGTTTCTACGTACCTGCCACCTACAAGAGCAAGTGGCATAATCCTTATTCTGTTAAAAAATATGGCATTGATGAATGCATCAAATTATACGAAGAACATATAAGAAAATCCAACTTATATTCCGAGTTACATGAACTTGATAATAAGGAATTAGGTTGTTGGTGTAAACCAAATATGTGCCACGGAGATATACTTATCAGATTAAGACTGGAACAATTAAATTGAATTTTTTAATTGCCAATATCTAATTACCAATATCTAATTACCAATATCTAATTGCCAATATCTAATTACCAATATTTAATTATCAATATCTAATTGCCAATATTTAATTGCCAATATCTAATAACAAGTGAAGTAACATGAGTAACCCAGATTGGAAAAAGATATATGTCGATACTATATATTCTGAAAATGATACCGTTATGTTAGGGTTATCTGAAGGAATATCGAAATATACAATTCATAACAACGACGAATTTAAGTTGTCACCAAATGCAACCTACTACGAAATGACTAGTAACAAAAATATTACCAAATTTGAATATTTGTCACATGATGGATTATTTGTGATAAGTAATGAAAAAGAGTATCATGATAATGGTAATATCAAACTTGATAAATTCAAACTCGAACCAACTTTCAGAATTATCGACGAAACTTTTCAATCATTTGTTTACGAAATTAACAATGGCTTAACTCGTTTAACATTCCACATAGTAATCGAAAATCGGATAGTTACCGTTTCTATGTATTCAAATCGTAACACTATCATGATTCGCGAAGGTATAACAGATCCGTTTTGTATAGAGTATGATGAAGATGGTAATAAAACTAATGCTTATTAATTTGAATTTTTTAATAAGATTTATAATCATTGTAGATAACACGATGGATAATATTGCAAAATGGAAAAGGACAATGTCAATGATTATTAGAGTACCATCATTGCTTGAAATTAAATATAATAATACACCAGAATTGAAACACAGATCAATAAAACCAAATCTTGAAATGAAATTTGATATGGACCAATTAATATATATGAGTGTTATGGATATACCTAGTGACATGTTGGTATACGCATTTAATAACAAAGAAATAAGATATATTTATAATATCAACAATGATCGTCCATCCTTGCTTGGATATCATTCTAATGGAAAATTACATTACAAAATGTACGGATGTTTTTATAATATTAAACGTTCTTATAATATTGCTAGTTTGATGTTACATAGTGTTAATTCTTGTGATCCTGTTTTAAATGATAAAAATGTATACTTCCAAAGTCCATACTTTTCTGAACATGGTTATCTAAATAATGATTCATGTTACAATCCTGCTATTTATATTTACTATCCTTCTGGTAATATTCATTATGTAGCTTATGTAAAAAATGGTAACCAATATTTCTCGCCTTATTTAACCGATATGAATGTAGTATCGATTAGTGGATCATTACCTGCAAGAATTTGGTATAATGAGGATGGTAGTATTTTGAGAAAGGAATATTGGTATAAAGGAACTCACTTAAAAAATTTAAATTAATCTACTCGTTGTATTATTACTTTTAAATTTTTACAACTATTAGGATTCAAGCAAACATTTATTGCGAATTTGCCCTCGGGTATATCGTTTTCGATATTTTTAATGATGGATTCTGTTGCAAGTATTACTTCAGCCAATAATATGTTATCATTACGAATAACATTCGAAACAACGTAATTTTTTGGCACAGCATGTACTGCTAGTTTATACAATTCTTGTTTAATAATCGGTTCGTTATTTCTAATGAACGTTTCCATTCTGTAAGATATTAAACTAAAAAGAATTCAATTTTGTAATTTTAAAAGTGGAATAATTTGATTGTTCTTTGGTATTTGCAACCATCAACATCCCTGAGGGTGTATGTGATCTTGAATGTTCTAGGTACTGGATTTTTTAAAAATTTTATCATCTCATTATAAAGATCTAATTGTGTTTCATTTAGTTCTCGAATATGGGCATCTAGCAAGCCTTGGATATTTTCATCTTTAAGCATATTGAAAAGAGATTCATTGTAATGTTCGGAGCAAAATGGTATTCTTGGTTTGACTCTGGGATTTAAACAATAAATGCAATTATTATCATCCATTTTATTCATATAATTTTCATATATTAATTTTAATTCATTTTTTAGTGATTTCTTAAAATTCTTAAGAGAACAATCATAACACCTACCAGTTAAATCATCTTCGCATAATTCGCAGTAATAGTCTTGTATATTAGAATGATTGTTACTAGCTCGAAATGTAAATTTAAGTTCACCATTTGTTACAATATAGTTATCATCTTCGATAAAATGATTTGCTATTTGATCCGGTAATTCTAACGCGAAGTTTTCATACTCATTTTTATTGATAGGTTTAAATTTGTAAATTATTTCTTTTCTCCAATATCGGTCTAAATTCTGAAATAAACCTTGAATACTTTCATCATTCGGGTGTAACATTCTTTTTTAGTTTAATATTCTTTAGTTTATAAATATATATACTTTAATATCAAATTCAAATTTTTAATATCTTAGCAGATGGATCAGTGACATCGCCGCACCACTTGGGTAACCAATAATGAGGCAATATATTGAGCCTATCTTTTGGAGGGTAACATTCAATAAATACAGATTTATAATATTCTTGTTCGTTGCCTACTTTATCAATAATACTTAATCTCCAATTCTCTTTATCAGATGAAACTGAATCAGAAAATGCGTCCTTACTTCTGTACAACAAATGCGGAGGTAACTCTCCTTTGAAACTATCTCTCAGAAATTTCTTTTCCATTTTAGTATCGTTATCATACATAAAATATTCGGAATTTGAAGTCATAACAAAGTTAACATATTTATGATCTAGGAAAGGACATCTAACTTCTAAACCCCAGGCTGCCATAGTTCTATCAGTTCTTAGGTTATCAAAGTAATATAATTCAGACAATAATCTCGCGCATTCTTTTTTAAATTCTTCTTTGTTTGGTGCTTTTTCAAAATACTTGTAACTTCCATGTATTTCATCGGAACCCTCGCCTGATAAGAGTACTCTTATATTAGTATTGTTCTTAATATATTTGGCCAGAATGTATTGCGGAACAGATGCTCGTATAGTAGTAACATCGTATGTTTCTAGGCATCGTATAACTTCAGGTATCATTTCGATGCCTTCTTCTATATTGAATTCGATTACGTGATGCTTTTTAATTCCCAAGAATGTTGTTAATTCTTTTGCTGCTTTGATATCTGGGCTGCCTTGTGTACCAATAGTGAAGCATTCAATATTATCTACTGGCATCAATGTAGTAGCCATGTACACAATAAGACTAGAATCTAATCCTCCTGATAATAAGAAACCAAGAGGTCGATCAGATTGTAATCTTTTGTTCACTGCGGATACCAAGAATTTACGTAATATTCCGTAAGTTGGTTTGATTGTGTCTATAATATGTCTGTAATAATATTCTGTGTATGTTAAAGTATTTTCTACAGTCGAATATTTAGCATAATGAGAAGGGTTTAATTGTGATACGAAATCATAATCGTTTGGAATTGCTTTCATTTCTGAACTGAATATAATTTGTGGAAGATTGTCTGAATTCATTGCTATTTTGCTGCCTACGAACAACGGTCTTACTCCGTATCTATCACGAGCAGCATAGACATCATTACCATCAAAATACACTAAAGCAAATTCAGCATCTAAATAATGCAACGCACTATTAAACGGTAAACTATTGAATATGTTTAGTAATACTCCGCAATCTGATTTAGCCATTCTGCCAAATGATGTGGCAAGTATTTCATGATTATATATTTCGCCGTTACAAATTACAGCAGTTGTATTGTTATATTTTATTGTATTTGTAAAAGGTTGCATTCCATTACTACTTAGGTCATTTATAGATAATCTCGTGAAACCTAGAAATATTTTATTGTTATTTGCTTCGTATAATTTATAAGCTATATCATCTGGTCCTCTATGAGATAACTTATTTAACAATTCGAAACAATAATTAAGACTTTCTGGATTTATAATACAAAGAATTCCACACATTTTTTTGAATCAATAATTGGGGTCAATAATTATTGTCAATAATTTAAAAGGGAATACTTTGGGAGAAAGTATATCTAAATTAAAAAATAATTGGTATTGATTTATAAAAAGTATGTTTAATATGGTTTAACGTTTTTGGAGTAATAGTTATCTCTAATATGCTCTACGTCATTGGGTAATTCAGTTCCTCCTGCAGCATAGTAAATTGGAAGTTCTTCGTCTCTAAAAACGGAATCCTTAGGTTTGGGATAGTTACGTTCTGGATTGAAATCTTCTCTGTCATGATGGCGGTGTCTATCATATCCAAACATACTCTTTAAATTATCTTCATTGTCTTGTTTATGATAAATCATATAACCAAGTTCCGCAACAATTATAATTAACAAAATTGTCACAATTACTAAAATAAGAGCTAACAATCTAGCAACAAGTTCCATTGTGTCTTAAGTATATAATATTAAAAAAATTATAATAATTATAAATTAAATCTATGATGATGCAACTTGAGTGTCATCGACAGGGGGAGGTGGTGCAAAGTAGTTTTGTACCGCAGCCAATCTCGCTTGTTTGGCAGCTTTTGCACTTGAATAACCCGTCTTCAATGCAGCATTTCTATTAAGAAGATTTGCTTGGTTAGTATCGGTGATAATCCATCTTCTAATACCAAATATAACAAGTACTACTAAAATAAGTATTACTACAACTACAAGAATAACTTTTAAGATTTCTTTATGTCCGGAATGCATTTGCGTCTCTCTATATATACCAGAATAATTAAAAAATAATTAATTAATAAATATAAAAATATTATAAATATAATGTCCGTAGAATTTGATTCAACTGTAAATCCTGATATATTTTATGAAGAATATGTTAATAAATACGCTAATTTAAATAAAATAGTGTTGTGTCAAATAGACAAAGAAAATAAATCAATATTGGTAAGGATTAATATATACACTTTGTTAACTGGATTTGCTTTATCATTTAAAGGAAAAGATATATATTCAAAATCTTTGGTATTTGAAAATAATAAATTCGTAATTAAAAATAAACTTGTCAAAGAAGCCGAATTATATGAACATAAATTTGAGCCTATGTTTAATTATAACAGAGAACATAAAATTAATGAATACTCGGTAACATTCGAATTACTTGATAATAGCCAAGGTTGCGAGGATACCGGTATATTATTCACAAATATAGTGTTACCAGATGAAAAAATATTCAAAATATTAGTACCAAATACGGTCAAAGTATCGTCAAACTTTTACACTATTATCATATCATTTAATGGCCACATTTGCATTCTCTAGGATCGTGACCACCACATGGGCATCTAGGTTTCACACCTACGTGAGGATGAGGATGAGTACGAAGGTGAGGGTGTACTTTGGGTTTTCTTTTAAATATGAAAAGTACGCCTCCGTCATTACTATTATACATTGCGTACCAAATGTAGATTACTAAACTAATTAGTAATAATACAATCAATACACCTATTAAAGCTCCCATAAACTTTTGAGATTCCATTCTTTCTTAAAGTTGTAATATATATAATACAAATAATTTTTTTAAAAAAATATTAAAATTAATAGTTGTATTGTATGATATTAGTTTTCTTTGGAGTTTTATTTTTATTTATATTGGGATCCGGGTATTCAACATGAGGATCATTATATTTAATGTTATACAACAATCCTATATTATTGTATATCGTCTGGTTGCATAAGTAATCATAATTATCAACCTCACTAATGTCTTTCCAATTAGATTCTAATTTAGGAGTATTTTCCATTTTAATAAAAAGAATATATATAACAATTATAAAATTATAAATAAATATAATGTTGGAATATGAGAATTTGCTAAGATATATTGAAGTTATAGGCAAGAATACTTTGTCATTTATTTTAGATGATGACACAGTTAATGTATATGGACAAACGTATGAAAATGTTAACATTTTAAAATTGAAGGTATTAGGACCATATGAATTTAACGATTATGATGGATTTATTGAATTAACGAAACAAGATCCTAATTTTGAAGTATCAATAAGTCACATTGGTGAAGTTACGCCATTAGATGTTAATATTATTACTAGAATGAAACATATCACTATATTCGATAAAAACTGTGACTATTTGGATATTATAGAAGACAAAATGACACCTCTTAGAAAAACTTATGATCCTGTTGATTATCATGACGAAGCAGGTAAAGTGTTATATACTTTAACATTAGAAAGAGTTTGGTTTAATGGTAAAGATAAAGATATGTATCATTTAGATGTTGTTGATCATACGGAATCTGTTTTAATAAAACTAATATACGGTGATATTTACACTAGTTTCATCAATATCGATTTTAATAAGCCTGATGATATTACTGCATACAGGATAACATCGAAAAATTCGAATAGGAAAGGTACTCTATTATATGATGCTAACGTTGCTGATATGGGAGTCGTATCTCAACATTGTCCTTCGTATATTATAAATATATTAGAATTATTAAATGAACATAATATAAGATTCACGTTTAATTTATGATAGACATTTTAGATCCTCAAAATATATCCATAATTAATAAGGATAAATTTACATTTTTATATAGGCAAAAATTAGTTGCATTTGATGAAATGTATGATTTTTCTTATGCAGTAAGTGAAGAAGATCCAAATGATCCAAATTATAAAGAGAATATTGATGAAATGCTTAAAGTAATTACTAATAGTATTAATGTTAATGTTATATTTCCTCCCAAGATTGTAATTGAAGGTAAAAATTATTTATTCAGAAAGAAAAGAAAAACATTGAATTGGAAACATTTCAAAGCAGGAGTATACAATGAAGAGGATATACCAATAAAAGTCGAACATAACGGTATTTTTGTGATGATAAATGCAGGCTTAGAACACGGAGAAACAGTATATTTTAATGATGAAGAGGTAACAATATCTACCAACCAAAGTATTGTCAAGTTAGTAAAAAAAGATGAAATAGTAAATATAAATGCAGCATTATCAGAAGATCATATTATATTAATTTGGTTTGTCGTATATTACGAACAACAACTTGAATAATAATTTTTTCATCCCTTCTTTTAAGGGGCGAAGAGGGAGTGAGAAAATTTATGGACTTGCTCCCATAACTGTTATGATAATAAATGCATCGAATAATTTAAGACCAGGAGGAGCATAATCGGGACCTTGAATATTGATATTGACACCAGATGTACCAGCTGTAGTAATAGTATATACTGGATCAACCGTAATTGGCGAAGTTATTTGGTTTTCTTGGTATAATGCAGATAGAGTATTTGACGCACCTCCGTTCTTCATTCCGAATATCAATTGGCTAGAACAGAATGATATTAAATCATTAATCATAATATCAACTCTAAATTGGTATATAGTATTTATAGTACCAGTGAAGGTATAAGCAACAACAGGGGCTGCTGAATTGACTATAACTTTAACAGGAATCGTTTCTCGTACTATACTTGATAATGCCGTGCCGAGCGCCACACTAGGTGGGCCCATAACTTCACGTTTGTCATCGAATACTTCAATGTGTTTGCCTGCATCACTTGCAACTGATGCGTAAGGCCTTGGTACACTGGCGCTGTAAACAGTTAGTGCTCGTGGTTGAGCGATATTATCAAATGCAGTTTCTACATATGGACTATAAACACCAACAGTAGCGTTACCAACTTTTAATAAGGATCCATTAAATCCGTTTTGCACATCGAATATGCTAGGATTATTTCCCGAATCATCAGTGATCGTAACAGGTCGATTTGGTGTTTCTAATATGGTATTACCTGCATTGTATGCAGTTTGTAATGTAGCACCAGAAGGAGCAGACATAGTAGTATAATCCCAACCATTGGGTGCCGATGTTGCGATAAGTGTAGTTACTACGCTTGGTAATAATACATATATGCTACTTGATGAAGAGTCTTGGATATCAATGCTACCAACTCCTGATTTATTGTGAATGCTGATTCGGTGACCCAAATTGGCTTCACTTGGTGAGGTACCAATAGGAGGCAACTGTATTGCACAATTGGCGAGACAATCTAGTACACAGAAATGAGGTTTATAAGGTGAAGTTAACGCCCACAAATCATTGACATTTCCAGCAATGATACCTGTCGAGGTGTAACCAAGTTGTCCTCGACCTGTATCAATGTCACCATCTGTGGATATTAATGATGTTGAATGTGATGTTGTTATGAATGACATGGTATATATTATTTTTATAAAAAATATATTTATAAATCATATCGTCGTCCCATGTGACCACGATTAGATTGTACGAAGTTAACGCATTTATAATAGAAGATGAATCTAAGATGTTCATCATATAATTTGCATTCGTCGAAATCTTCGATTAATTTGTATTCTAATTTAAATTCTCGATTAATAGTAAATGAGAACAATCCAGTTAAAGCGTTGGTCAATCCTGGTTTGGCAGCAAATGCATAAGTACCATAGTCATTATCATATTTATTTGAAGCGTAATATCTTGTACCTTGTTCTTGACAATATTTGAACTGATCATAAGTGCTAACAATATCATAATGTTCTTCTCTATGAGTTGTGTTAGTATTTTGTCTAGTAGTTGCGTTACTAATAGCAAATTTGTCAATAACATTTCGTCTATTATGCAAATTAATACCAGCGCTATATAATGTTGGTACACCGGCAATGAGTCTAACAGCTGGAATAGCCAACGCTTTAGGAATTTCATCGTAGTAACCGAATTTATACCAATGATCAAAGTCATTGCAATTATTCATCTTAACGATTGCAAAGTTGAGGAATTCGCAAGCATATCGAGTAAACTTCAATTGTAAAATATCCTTGTTAACCTTGAGTCGATTAGAGTATTCAACTCGAGAAGTCTTGTACATCTTAAGACTGGCAGTCTCAATGAGTGCATTGTAGACAGCATCATCGAAGTTATAGAATCTACTATACAAAACAATGTTCTTGATTTGTAATGGTTTGAGTTTGAGATCAACATCTGGGTCAGTAGGTTCATCACCAATTAACACTGATTTAACAATATTTCCCAATGGTGCTAATTTAATTCTGAATCCTAATCCTTTTGATTGTAAGCTATCAATTTGCAAAGCATTACCCAACGCAGTCGAATGTTGGAATAACAATGGAATCATTAATTTAAGACCTGGTTGATCGGCTTTGTAAGTTTGGTTTCCGATTCTAAACTTTTGTATCCAATCGACTTCGAAATCTCTCAATTCAGCCTTACCTTCAACTTCGTTATCGTGACCGAGACATTCGTTCCATTTTTCTCTTGCTCGTTCTGAAATACATTGAACATTGAAGAATCTTGCTTGATCAATATTATATTCATCAAACAAAGGATCGTCACATAATCTCATTGTCACATTTTCGAATAAACGCAATCCAGGTAATGCAGCGTATCTGTATCTAATTCGTTCAGTATCAATACCTGGGTGAGCAGTAGCATCATATTCTGGTTTATGAGTTTCAAAGAATACAAACTGTTCACTCAAATAACTGCATGCATTATCAACTTGACATTTAAATTCAAGTTCTGCGTTAGATTTATATTGCAAATATTTATGGTCGCCGATTGGTCTAGTTCGGTCATAATATTTAAATACGGGTAAATTGTATTTAGTTTTGCTTACCAAGAATGCTTCATAATTTGAATGGAATTGGCGAATATTATTTTTAAGAATAGTTTCGTGTTTCTTTCTTGTTTCCTCGCTAAATCTACGATTATTTGAACCTTGTCGAGATGCTACAATAGTGCTACATAATCTCTTCAATAATTTAGCATCCTCTAACAAGTTTATCTCACTTGATTCCGAGTTTGTGATGTGAACGTTATCTGCTCCAATAGTGGACATGTTTTCGTATATATTAAATTTGAAAAATAAATAAATATAAAATAAATATAACTGCCTTTTAGATGAACATTGAACTTGTTAAATTTAGTAAAACATCAGCCAATGGATTAACTAAAATTGGTAAATTGGGCATTGTTATAACTTTTAAAGATAAGAATATTTACAATATGTGTGTTGATTTCGTCAAGGGCAACTTTTATAGTAAGGTAGAAAATATGTTCACACCTAGCAAAAATAAAACATATTATTTGTATTATATCGTATCCAATTTGAATAAAATATTGATACCTAGATTCTTATTGGATCGATTTTTAAAATATGTGAAACAAATTAATCCACCCGGTGAAATAAGTTATACTTGCAATGCGTTTGGCAACAGCGTAGGCAACAGCGTAGGCAACAGCGTAGGCGGCGTAGGCAAATATAATGTTGTAGAATTTGATACTATTAATGAACCGTGGGAGAATAAAAAGAAAATAGTCCAACATATAATGAAAGTATATGAAGATCCGTTTCACGCGGGGTTAATTTTAGATATACCAACAGGTGCAGGTAAAACTGTTATATTAAGTCATATTACAAAATTGTACGTAGAAATGGGATACCGAGTTCATATAATTGTTACAGTTATGGGATTAATAAAACAAACGATAGAAGAATTCACGGATACGAAATATATACGACAATTAGGTGGCAAGAAGTGCCCCGGGGTTGCTAAGTATAATAAAGATGAAGATAAAAGTAATTATCGAGTATTGGTATCATCCATATTCTCATTAGTAAATCTAATGAAAGAAAGATCTATATATGATGAGTTTGATGATTACATGCTGACATGTATAGATGAACCGCAAATGATTACAACGACCAATAAATTCGAAGTCTTAAAGATGATACAAACTAGGAATATGTTAGGATTATCAGCATCAGCAGATAAATCAATTATTATCCGAGAATATATTGGAGATATTTATAAGCCCCCTGGATTCGAAAACGTGAAATTAGAATGTAACGTAATCAAAGTTAAATATTATGGATCGGATGAATATTGTCAAAATATGAGAAGATGGTTTGCGGAATTAGGCGAGGAACTAAATTGTTCAATGCAAACTAATTTATTAATAGAAAAAGATCCAAATCGTAACAAGATGATAATCAGTTTTATTCGCGAGTTACTCGGACGTCATGAATGTGTGTTATTATTAAGTAAGAATCTCGATCATATTGACACATTGTTTGATATGATTTTGAATGCAGGTACATCAGTGAAAGTGGATGACAAGAAAACAATGGGTCACGTTATTGCAGATGAAGACCAGGATTTATTATTTGTCAAGTGGACTGGTGTTAGAACCGAGGAACAAGTAGATTATGCAATAAACAAAGCTAATATAATATTAGCAACCTATGATTCTTTTGGTGTCGGTACTAATATACCTAAAATAACAGCAATGATATATAGCACATCTTACAAGGATCAATATAAACAAATACAATTTCTAGGTAGAGCAATGAGACCTCATAAAGATTATAATCACATCTTGCGGGAAATATATGATATTGTTGATATGAACGTATTTTTAAAGAACCATTTTGGAGATCGTACCAAAGTATACAAAAATAAGAAAATACCCATAAAAATGATTAAAAAGACATACCAAGAGTATCCTTAAATACCTTTTAAAAAAATTGAATTTTAGATATAATTATACATAAAATATGAGTTCCTCTGATTTCAAGTGTGACGCTTGTGGTAGCAATTTTACCAATTTCGACGGTTATGATGCTCATATGGCAATGTGCGAAATAACTACTAAAGTTAGTAATGTTGATTTATCTAGAAAAGAAGCAGAAATTGAGGTTAAAAATGAGGTTAAAAATGAGGTTAAAAATGAGGTTAAAAATGAGGTTAAAAAGGAAGAATATATGTGTGATTTATGTAAAAAGTTATATAAAACTAAGAAAGGGTATGATAATCATAAATGTGCACCTCCTAAAGAAAAGAAAGCAACTCCTTCTAATTCGGATGAGAAACAGGTGCCACCCAAAGAAGAAGAAGCAAAAGAAGAAGTTGTACCACCCAAAGAAGAAGAAGCAAAAGAAGAACCCGTACCAGTTAAAGAGGAAGAAAAGAAAGAACCCGCATCACATAAGGAAGAAAATGGTGATTTCATATGTAGCGCTTGTACAAGAGGATATAAAACTAAGAAAGGTTTAGATAATCATAAATGTAAACCATCAGATGGTACTGAGAAGAAACGAACAAGAAAACCAAAGGAACCAAAAGAGGACAAACCTAAATTTGAGGAAGTGTGTGGCAAATGTAAAAAGACATTTAAAACTCAAAAAGGATTGGATACTCATGTGTGTGTTGAAAAATTTGAACCAACTACCTGTGAGAAATGTCAAAAAGTATTCAAAGTTAAAAAGACATTTGAAACTCATGAATGCGAACTTCTAGAATGCAAAGCTTGTGATAAAGTATTTCAAAACAAATTCGGATATAACCGACACATTGAATCTAGCAAATGCAAAGCTGCTAAATAAATTTGAATTATTTTTTATATGTTATTATATCTTAACGAACACGCAGCGAATATAGGGTGGAAATGATTATTGGATTTACTGGACGTATTAATTCAGGTAAGACTACATTGGCTAAGTATCTAGAAAATGAATATGAATATAAAAAAGTATCGTTTGCAACACCTCTTAAAGAAGCAGTCAGAGTTTTATATCAATTTACCGATAGACAGTTATATGGTGACCTAAAAGAAGCAGTGGATCCGAGAATCGGTATGACACCCAGATACGTTTTGCAATATATTGGAACTGATTTATTCAGAAAATGGAATCCGGATTTCTGGGTTAATATATTCAAGTTACATTATGATAACGATAACTGTGATCGCAAATTAATAAATGAAGAACATATAGTGAATTACGTTCTTGACGATGTTAGATTTGAGAACGAAGCCAAATGTATTAAAGAATTAGGAGGTATTATTGTTAAAGTAGTATCTCATAAATATCAAAAAATATCTTCTCATGAATCAGAAAACGGAGTAAAAAATTATGATTATAAGATTTATAATGATGGTAGCATTGAAGATCTATACGAAGCGTTACATGAACTTCTTCATTACAATCAATGCAATAACGGCAGCAATAACGAAAATAACTAAACCAATAATTAAAATAATAACCAAAGTTTGCATGAATGCGACCCCGGTTCCTTTAGTTTTTTGTGATAAACTTTGAGTAATGTAATTAGATAACGCGGTTGTTGCTTGCATTACTGCTGCATTTTGAGATACTGCTCTACTTATAGCAGATGCAAAACTCTCTTCCGATATGAACGCTAATTGATTGGAACTACTATCATAACAAAGTTGGGAAGTAGTATTATCAGTAGTTATGCTATTTACTATTGCTGTTAATGTTTCTTGTGTTATAAAAGTATTTACAATATTAATAATACCATCCTTAAGATTCGCAGTTGCATTAGGAGGAAATGTACCAGTTGCGTTCTGTTGTAATTGACTCATAATACTATTTGTTATATTGTTAGTTGTGCTTCCTAACATTTTAGAATTATTATAACATGTTGTATTAAAAGTATATACATTCTCACTACTTATACTAGATACTTGGTTACAATCACTTCCTATAGCTTTCTGACTAATACTATTGGTAGTATTAACTTTATTAACACATAGAGTACTATTAGATTGTATTTCTTGTGTTATAATATTATTAACTATTCCAGCGAATTCACTTGCGTCAGGTCCCATTATATTTAACTAATCTATTTTTTATTTTGTATAAATATATTAAACTATTTTATATGAGTTGTAATTTTCTAGGAGATTATTGTTCATCTACTTCGCCGTGTTGTGATGGATTTCAATGTAGTAGTAATGGAGTATGTGATTTTTATTCATTTAATGCTACTACTTCCTGTCCTAAAGGATATTCTAAAGTATACACTTCATCTGATTCTGGATTATGTGCAGTCGATTTGAAAACTCAAGATAATAATATTTTGATCTTGGTATTTATAATTGTTATCATACTGGTTACAGTTGTTATATGTTTCATGTTTTGGAAAGTATACAAATTTTACAAAGCCAAGAAACATGGCAATCTTTAAACAAAGCCAAGAAACATGGCAATCTTTAAACAAAGCCAAGAAACATGGCAATCTTTAAACAAAGCTAAGAAACATGGCAATCTTTAAACAAAAAAAGGAGTTATATTTTTTTCTATTAGGAATTTTAAATATAATCAAATATAACTCTTGTGAATATAAAAATAAATATGGAAGTTTATAAAAAAGTATCGGCGGGTATAATATGTTTGAATTATCATAATGGAGAATACAGAGTATTAGTAGTTAAAAAGAAAACATCGTATGCATTTGAGTATTTTATAAAAACAATACACAAGAAAAAGAAAAATAGTGAGTTAATTAAGTGTTTTAAGAATATGACGTATGATGAAAAATTTGCATTATCTACATTTAATGTTGATTACATTTTATATAGGTTGTTTTCTGATTTCGACTCAGTTAAGAAATATAAAACTAACATCATAAATAATTTTACTAAATACTATACATCATATTATTCATATAATTTGATATATGGTTTGCTAAATACGACTTCATCAATACCTTTGGAATATGACCTTCCTCGTGGTCGCGTTAACGATGATGAGATGTTGCTAGAATGTGCTATAAGAGAATTTAGAGAAGAAACAACATTACAAAAAAAGCAATATCGATTGTTTCCTAAATTTAGTGCGAAGAATATTATAACGGATAATAATATAACATATGAGTATACTTATTTCTTAGCATTACTTGATGATCGAGAAAACAAAATAAATAGAAATAACACTAATTATGTTAACTTTTATAATAAGAAACAATCAGATGAACTGAATGAACTTAGGTGGTTAAATTTAAATGAATTGAAATTTTATAATCCAAATATATACAACCTAGTAATAAAAGGTGTCAAATTTATCAATAAAAGGATAAAATAAAGGTAAAAAATGAACGAACAAGGATACTTAGATTTACTTAGAACTATATTGAAAGATGGTGAATTAAAAGATAACCGTACCGGAACTAGTACTATTTCTATGTTCGGTACTCATTTAAGATATAATACGAATGGTAATCAGTTGCCAATCATGACAACTAAGAAAGTAAATTACGACTTAGTAATAGATGAACTGTTATTCTTCTTATCAGGTAAAACTGATACTAATATATTAAAAAGTAGAATTTGGAAAGGTAATACATCAGAAGAATTCTTACATTGTAGGGGATTAAATTATGAAGAAGGTGATATGGGACCTGGATACGGATTTCAATGGCGACATTGGGGAGAAGAGTATCGAGGATGTAACCTACCAGAGGGAGAAAGTTACAAAGGCATTGACCAAATTAAATGGTTAATTAACGAAATTAAAACTAATCCATCTAGTCGCAGATTGATTGTTTCTTGTTGGAACGTAGCAGACTTGGATAAAATGGCATTACCTCCGTGTCACATGATGTTCCAAGTAAATATTCGCAACAAAAAAGATAATGAGAATGATAAAGACAGTGAGAATAACAAAGGCGTCATGGATTTGTTGTTATATCAACGTTCTGCTGATATGTTCTTAGGTGTTCCATTTAATGTGACTTCTTATTCCACCTTGTTGCATGTTTTGTGCAAGTTGACTGGTTATACTCCAGGTGATTTTATCCATAACATGGGAGATACTCATATTTATACTGATCATTTAGAAGCAGTAAATACTCAACTAAGTAGAAATTTATATCCCTTCCCAACTATTAGAATATTGGACTTGAATGATATTGATGAACTGACACGAGAACATATTATTATTGAGGATTATAAATGTCACCCATTTATTAAGGCCAATATGGCAATTTAATTAAAGCAAATATGGCAATTTAATTAAAAACAATATGGCAATTTAATTAAAATAAAACAAATTTGAATTATATTATTATTTTTTATATCATGGCGAAATACTTTAAAGTCAGTTTAATACCTAAGTATATTGGGTACAACCAATATGTTAACTATAGAGAAGAAATAGCTAATTTAATAGAAGGTAAGGAACAATATAAATTACCTGAATCTGTAAATGTTATGGATGTTGTATTATTAGAAAAATTAACCAATTTAGTATTGTCACGCGATACTAAGGGTGAATTAGTATCTCCTACGTTAGAAAACAGTATGGATAGTAAATTAGAAAACAATCTAGATAGTAAATTAGAAAACAATATGGATAGTAAATTAGAAAACAATTCAGATGTTAGTAAGGATATTAAAGTAGATATTGGAGTAGATATTGAATTGGAAAGGGTTATGAACAGTTTGTCTGAGCAAGTTGATACTAATAGTTTATTAAGCGCATTGAATTGTAATTATGGTAGTAATAACGAATACAATGTGATCAATAAAATTAAGGAAAAATATGGATATGAAGTTATAGAAAATAATGCAAAATGTTATACTTCAGTTATTGATGGTATTAAAATATGCGGGCGTGTTGATGGATTTATTATAAAAGATGGCGAACGTTACTTAGTAGAAATTAAATCTAGAAAAAATAGAATCTTTAAAACTATGCCAGCTTATGAGAAAGTACAAATATTATTATACACTCAATTATGTGAATGTAATAAAGTTATATATATACAAAATCACGGCGACGACTTGGATTTAAAAATATTTGAAAAATTTGAAGATGATAAGATGTTAAAAGAAATAATACGTAGATTGAAATGTGTTAAGAAATGTATCGAAGGCGAACAAATAAAAGACGTTTGCTACTGGTAAATAATAATGAAAATTAATAGTAAATATAATAACATAATATGTACGAGTGTCGCGTACATTGCAATGCGCTTATAAACATAGACATTAGTACATAACATATATCTGTTGTTGGCAAGGGAGAAATACATAGTATGTTAGATGACCATTAATATAATTGCAATATATTAAAAAATATAAAGAGAATCATAAATCTTCTTATAAGTGAGATTCCCTTTTTTAAATTGTAGGTGCGTTAATTATCTACGGGTTTCTCTTTTTTTACATCAGTATAGAATATTAAGGGTTGTATGATTTGTATGGTTTGAATTCTACTTGTGTAATACATACATTTATTATTAAATTTATTTTCTACGTACCCTTCTTCTAAAAGTGGTAAGTCGTTATATTTATTAATCTTAATTTGTAATTCCAATGATAAATTCTGATATAACTTGGAACATAGACAACAATTATCTGACTTAACTTTCAAACTAAGTAACGATGCTATACCAGACATTAATAAACCCAATGCGGTAAATACAATGATACATATATTTATTATATATGCTTTTTGAATTTGATCGCTAGTTATCAAGTTAGCATTGGCCGATGATAACGATAATACTGTAATACTACAAATTAGATATGATATTTGTAATACATAATGTGACGCCAAGCATACTTTGGAAGCTCTGTTTAATACTACAACTTCTTTATCGATATTATCTCGTAGGTTAGATAAATAATTAGAAATTATATTTCCACTCATAATTATATATAAGAATGGATAATAATAAAAAAAATAATAAAATATTGAGCATATTCAACAAAATGAAACAAATATCAGCAGTTGAATATCCTGATACAATAAATCCTAATGAATATACTTCAGTAGAACAATTTATACGCATATTTACTAATCATTACCATGGTCCTGGATTTGGTACATCCGTTGAAGAGAATATAACTGTAGTATTAAATTCTAAAAATTATGGTATCATAACGATGCCAGCAAGTAAAGCATTCAAACATGATGACAAGACTATATTTAACTTATCCAAATTAATAGCCAAAATGGAACCCAAAGTAAAAGGTTGGGTAATAGATTTAAGATCTAACACAGGAGGTAGCATCAATGTATTTGCGTTGTTTTCTTTAATATTTATACCGAAAGAGTATGAAGGAATTTTGTGGACGATAATGAAATCAAATAATGACATATTACACGAAGCAAGTACGTATAATGATGTTCTATATTTAAGATATAAATATTCGCAAAATATGCACGTTATTAATTTAAATAAGCTTCATAGAACAAAAAATAATAATGAAATAGTAATATTAGTAGATCAGTATAGTTTCTCAGGTTCAGAATTTGTATGCCTAATATTAAAATCTTTCGGAGCCAAAATATATGGCAACTTTGATCAATCCGGTGGCGCTCTTAATTTATCATGTGGTTATCTAGTTACGGATGATATGAATATGTATTTTCCCAATGCTTTTGTATACGATAAAAATAATCTCAAACATTATATATATTTAGAAACATCAGGAGAAATTAAAGATAAATATTTATTACCATGAATTTATTGGATAAGAAAAACCAAAATATAGAAAATATAAAACATATTATGCAAAATGAATATCTTAATTTTAACGTATTAGAAAATATTGATATGGATCCTAATCATTATATTAATCATATACAGTTCGGATCTGTCATTAGTAATTACGCTTCCAATAAAGATCCTCATTTTTATCAAATGGATGTTTTGTCTTCTAAGAATATTGTTAAATTAATACTAAATGAAGAAGGATATATTTGTGCAGATCTTAATTTTGTATCTTATGAAGATATAGCAACATTACTAGAAAAGAATTACAAGAAAATAGTGTTAGATTTAAGATCGTTACCATTGGATTGGTACGATACTTATTTTATATTAAGAGTGGCGTGTAATTTTGAATTCGTTAAAAAGAAATTACTATCAATGAAAACCATCATAGAATACAAAGATAAATTAGATAATGTTGTTTACAAAATATATAACAAAAATGGTAATATACATTCATTAAATTATATGAATGGTAAAGATAGTGTATTAATTAAACTAAAAGATATTAAAAGTTATGACAGTGAAGATATTGTCGCGATAACAAATGATAACAATATCGTGTCTTATATATTTAATCTATTAGGCGTGCCAATATATACCAATAATACGAATACAGATATTAATTTTCTCAGTTATAAAGTGTATGAGATAATGGGATATAAAATATTAATACCGGATGTATACTTAGTAAACAGTCATAAATATGAAATAGAAGGTCCCATTAAAAATGAATACTACCCAAATATATAATAAAAATGAATTTAAGACTAGATATTTATAGCTTATAATAAAATGGATTTACTAGGTGATCTGATGAAAGATATTGTTAAGAAGGATATAGGTCACAGGGTAGATTTCGTATTTGAATGTTGTAATACTAATATGGAACTAAACCCAGAATATAATAAATATGTTTGTATGTATTGTGGTAAGTCTAAGGATAATAATCAAGATGAGGAGCTAATAAATAAAAAAGTGATATTAAACATAAACAACAACGGATATTGTAGCAGATATTTTGGCAAGAATAAAGAAACTGACGAAGAGAAACATAAGAAAATAGTAGATCATATACGTAATACTATATATAATTCTAAATTGGAATTGAAAATAAGTACCAAGACTATAAACGATGCAGCTGATATGATGATAATGTTACGTAATAACGGTAACAAGAAAGCTACTATTATCAAAAAAGATAAATATATATCAACTTTGTTGGTTTGTATTCGCAATTGTGGTATGGCTAATGGCGAGATGTGGGAATATGATAGAGAATTGATAAAAGTGTTTGTTATGAACAACAATGGATTTTCATTAGGTGAAAAGTTTGTGTATGATACATTAGTAAGAAAAGGTATGAATCCAAGTACTAGTATAAGATATGATTTATATTTCATAAAATATTTGACATTATCAAATATAAAATATGATAACCAACTTTTAACCAAATTGATAAACCTGTTACGAAGAATTCTCTATAAAAATGTAGCGTATTCGTCTAATATAAAAAGCAAAGTTATAGCAATAATATATTTATATATGCAACTGGCTATGATTAACGTTGATAAGATGGTATTTATAAAGAACTTGAAAATAGAAAAAGCAACATTTGATACTGCTAGGAAGAATATATTAACACGTTTGTGTGATATAAAAATGCGTTACTTAATCTTTTAATTTTAATTTGAATTTAATTTGAATTTTTTATATGAGGATAATATACTCTTTAAAATAAAATGGGTTTTGAACTTTGTGACAAATGTCAATCGGTTTGTGAAGTTTCGATACTCCGGAATAGAATAGAATGTCTGAAATGTAAACATAATAAACCAATTGAAGATGATTATGTTATAGAAGATAAATCTTATAGTACAAGTAACACTTCATTGTTTGATAATTATAAAATATTGGGTTCTTATGATCCCAAGATAACATTAGTAGAAAAAAAGTGCCCTAAATGCGAAGGTAAGAATATGCATCTAGGTAGAATGGTACTAAATAATCACGCCGTCATACTTAAATGCAAGGCGTGTAATTATGTTGAATCTAATTAACTGCATGAGCTGGATTTGTTATTGTTTGGTAAATGCCTATTTGAACGTCTTGTTTTTTATATATATTATCTGGAAAGTATTTTTCGATTACTAAATCAATCGGATGAAATCCACCGCGATCTGTTATTAAATTTATTAATTCTTCGAAATCATTTGATACCTTATCCGGATTGAAATTGTGAATAATATCAGGTATTATTCGGTATGTCTCATCTTCTAATATTTTGTATATTTTATTTGATAATCTTTTATTATTACCAGTAAGATATGTTTCTAATATTTCATAACAATAATTAATCACATTATTCAATAATTCGTAATCAGCTGTAGTATCATTAACCCATTTGAATCCCAATTGTATGGATTGAGCATATTCAATATAATCAAATAAACTCATAATGTATCCAGTAGTATAGGTATCTTTCTCAAACATATCGTTCAAATGCGAATAATACCTGGTATAAAAATCCTTATTCACTTTTTTGATTCTCTTCATTATTACATCTTTGTCATGTATGTAACATGCTCTACCAAAATCGATAATAGTAAAATCTATTTTACCTAAATGTAGATAATATTTACCAAATAATTTAAAATGATACAATGCTTGTAGTTGTATAGTTATGTTCACAAATTCAGGTTCCTTTTGAAATAAGACATTGTTTAAATGTAAATCATTATGTAATATTCCTGTAATATGTAAAAATCTCAAGTTAAATATGTTCATAATAAGCAAATTATGATAATCTATTTTATCGAATATTATAGCATTTGGTGAATTATTTTTAATATCTAATAAATTTTGATAAAATGATTTACCTCTATTCTGACCAAGGAACACATTTGTTTTCAGAATTTCTTTATTACTATTAAATTTTAGTTTGAATAATAACTTATCATCTACTACGAAATCTTTTGTATCTATAATGTACCTGAAATATTGATAGTATGGTAAGAATGAATACATACGAACCTGATTGGAAGCTCTTTCAGCTACTAAGTATGACAAGAATTTATTATAATCCCATTCGATAGAATGTTTATCCAATGTTATTTTTAATATCTTCTTATAACTACTATATGCTAACTCGTATGGTTGATAAAATTTGTCATAATATATTTTAAGTATTTCAGCAAAATCATTATCTTCCAATGATATTTTACTATCTATATATTTAATTAATTGTTGATCTTTCAATTCTATATTTGACAAATCTTTACCATAGGCATATTTAATATAACAATAATAATTTATAAGATGATTTAAAGCTATATCTTGTTGATTGTTATTATCCGATAAATATTTAAATGATAATTTACTATAAGTTCTTGGTATTTTATTAATATCAGTTATATCAATATCATATTTACGTATTTTTTCTAAATACGTATTAAAATGCCAATCAATCCTGCTAATATTATTTATTAGTTTAGAACCATATTCCGATTTATTTAAGTGATATATGAATAATGTAGTTGAGAAATCAGAAAAATCTGAATGCATACCAAATGTTCTTACTTCTCCGTCTGATGATTTTAGTACTGGTCCAATAAAACTAATATTATAAATTTTATGCATTTCATTAACCAAATCTTCATCGTAATATAAATTATACATAAAATTTAGCATTATTATACATTCTTCATCATGTAATGTTACCGAGAAATATGATATAGTTATCATATTGTCAGAATTTTCGCTTGTTTCGGAACTAATTTTAACACTTCTTTTTGTTGCCATATCCGATGTATTATAAATTTGAATTTAATATATAACACTATATATATTATTATATATATCATTAAATAGAATGTTTTTCAAAGTTGTATTAAATACAGGAAATCCTACTATAGAAAACAGCGTAAATCAACCTAAAACTACCAAAAATCAAACAAATAAGGAAAAAAAATTGAATAAATATGAAGATAAGTCTTCCCAGGAAGATTTACAGCATGAAACCCTTATTCTTTAAAGTTCCTTCACCCACTCAAATAAGTACCACTTATACCAAAAAACCTATTAATACTACTGGTAACAAACCAGCTGGTAAATAGTAAAAAATAAACAAAAAAAAAATTATATCTTGGGAATTAAATTGTCCTCTTCATTGATGTCCAATGAACTTTTAAATCCACCCCTCACCAACATGTTACTCTGTTGGTTTTTTTTGTCAAATTTAGAAGAATATTCATTATGGGATAGTACTGTTTCTCTATTATTAACCATATTACGAGACATGTATTTATTGGTATTGAAATTATCTCGTTTATAATTAGGGTTATAATCTTCAGTCCCGGAGTAGTTAGTAAATCCTTCGCCAGATTTATTGTTACCTGTTCGAATCATGTTATTAGTTTGTTTTCTATTATGAGCAATTCCTGCTCCTCGTCTGTTGTCGCCTCCTAAAGTGGATTCAATTTCAGCATTCTTGTTGGTACCTTTTACATTATACATTACCTTTTCTCTGGAATTAGTATTAGAATACTCCGAACCATCAACTTGTATACCTTTTTGATCGTAGTTATTCTTTTTAGTAACCCTGTTATACTTTTCATTCACCGTCCTATATCTGCGGTTTTCATTATCTTCGTATTGCGGAATGTTATCTGGTTCTGATTTATGGTTACGTTTATTTACTGAACTGAAATTCTCCTTAGTGTTTCGTATATTTAAATTCATTGATTGGTCATCATTACGCAATTCCACGCCAGATTTTGTAATTTTATTGTTAGCTTTGTTACTCAATTTACCTGTTTTGCCAACAGGATTGAAATTCATTTTACCTTTACCGACGTGGTTTACATTAATTTTACTTTCCATAACGTGAGTATCCATCATGATGCTATTTAGTAGCTTATCATTAAAAGATCTGTTTTGTACTGTATGATTTTGTAAGTAAGTATATTCGTTATCTAAAGCAGCAACTGAAACTTGACCTCTCATTCTTGGATTGTTATTCCATCCATAACGAACCAAATCTTTTCTCACAGGTGGCTCTATAACATTGGTCATATTCTCATATTTACTATAATGTGTTTTGGCTTCTTCTATAAGTCGATCCCTGAAATGATTTTGATCTTGTCTCATATGATCCTTTTCGAAATCAGTCTCCTGATATAATTCTGTCCTAGGTACGCGATTTCTTACTTCGCTTCTTGGTCCGTAACCAGAAATTACATCAGCTAAGAAGTTAAACTTGACTCTATTTTGATACATATCATTCCTTTCATCAGATACTTCTCTGTCGGTATTAGTTCCTCTGGTGTATTCTATAGCGTAGTTATAATAAGCATCCGGATTATCTAGTTCACCTGTGTATACACTCTCTTCTGGTTGATAAAAATTAGGTTCATATTCTCCAGGAAAATACAAACCTTTAGACCTAGCTATAAAATTATTAGCCATATTTATATATACTTTTATAAATAATATTTAATTACAAAAATGTTCCTCATATGAATTATAATGATTTCCTATTATACCTTTTAAATCGGAAGAAGATTCTAATATGACCTTTTTACCCACATTGTAAAATTCTCTCGCACTAAATCTAGGTATTATATCTTTATTATATTCAATCCTAACTAATTTATTGTAAGTCTTATAATAATCATGCATTCGTAAATCTCCTAATTTGGGAGCACCAAATGTTACACATTTTTTTATCATATATTCATTACCACTGGATATAATCGCGTTCATACTTAATATTGCCAACGCTCCTCCTAATGAATATCCTGCCAATATTACTTCTTTTTTCTTATCATCCTTATCAATATCTAGTAGTCCGTATTCTTTAAGTTTTGGTAATATATATTTTTTATGTATCTTGTTAAATCCTTTATGAACGTGACACTTACTATTTTCAATTCCCAAAGAGATGGTATCATATCTTATATCAAACGCGTCCAATAATGTTGTTCCTGGGTATGTTCCTGCAAATATTAGATACAATTGATTACCATATTCGAATTTAAACATCAGTAATTGTGATCGATTTGATACATATTCAGGATTTTTAAAATACGGAGGTATCAATATTTTCTTATTATAATTCATCAACGTTAAGTTTCTCAGTATTATAAAACAATTGTTTTCTATTCTATTTTCTGCTCTACTATTATTCCCCAATTGCAACTTGCTCCAATCGATATCATAATTAGCGGATCTAAAATATAAAATATATATAACAAATAGTATTATTATTAATACTACTGTTAAGCAGATCAAATTAATTATAGACATTTATAAATATTATACAATATAGGAAAATTATGTTTAAATTAATTTGTGATAATAGAGAAAAGAAAGTATTGAATAAATTAAAATCAGAATTAGATAAGAAAACTACTTATTCTTTGTTACGAGACCACACATTGAATATACAGGAATCTAAACTAGATGATGTTGATTTTGAGATACGAGTTAATAACGAAATTGCATGTGCTTGCATTATAAGCAGACTAGACGAAGAATATTCGCCACCTATGATACTCTACGAGAATGACCAACTAAAAGTAGGGGATTATCTTATAACACAAGGCAACAATAGTTATCCATTAGCAGTTATTGAGAGAAAAACATTAGCTGATTTCTCTGCATCTATTAAGGACAAAAGACATTACAACTATGAGAAATTATTAAAGCTTAGAGAATTAACAAATTGTAAGATATTTTACTTTATTGAAGGTAATATTGAAGACCTAAAATATTCATCTTCTATAGCAGGTATTAAATTCTTCAATTTGTATTCATCATTCTTATCGTTGCAAATAAAATACGATATACATATAATATATACTAAGAATGAAACAGACACAGCTCGTAAACTTAAATTGCTAGCCGAGAAAATGGCAATATTATTCATCAAAGGTGAAATAACAATAAAAGCTGGTAACGATAATGTTACATTTAATGAATGTATGGATAAATCTGATTTTACTGAAGAAGAGAAGTTAAATAAAAGAGTACATAGTATGTGGGCTACAGTACCTCAGATAGGGATGGAAACAGCAAAGAAATTGGCTAGTAAATTTGCAATAAAAGATTACATTCTAGGGGAATTAAACGAGAGCATATTAGAATTAGGCTTGACATCAAAACAACTCAATATTCTAAATAAGAAACCCGGAGAACAACAACATATATTAATATTGTCTAATATACCTGGAATGTCCAAGACCAAGGCATCCAAAATATTAGCTTGTACTAGTATTGTTAATTTAATTAGTGGTAACATCGTTAATAAAGTACCGGGTCTAGGAAAAAAGACATTAGAAACAATCAATAAATATCTTAATTTAAAAATATGTGATCAAGTTGTCAATAATAGTAATGTCGAAAATATAGTCAGCAATAATCTCAGTTAAATGCATATTCCCAGATGACACCATGGAACATAAATCTGCTAAAATATTATCTTTAAATTCATTATTAGTTATAGGTATTTCGCCTTTCTTCTTATTGTACATGATTTGTGACAATTCAGATATTAAATTAGAAATAGTTTCTGGTATTTTAAATTTGATAAGATAATTAGCATTAAATTCTTTATATTTCTCCCACTTAAATTTAGGTCCTAATATTAAGTATATCGTTAAACATCGTTTGAATATATCTACATCACTTTTGGAATATAGATATTTGTATAATATTTTAGATGAGCCATTTATAAATATGGACATATTCTCAAGGATATCATCTGCAGTTGTTTGAGTAGGTAATTCAACAACATTATAAATAGTATTGTTTATGCTTTTAATATTGAACTTCATTTCGTTCAAATTATTAAATTTAATATTATGAACATTAGGTGTCAGTGTGTAATGCGATGTTTTGTTAGATAATAGGTTAATTTTAGTATTTGAACATATGAATACCATCGTGTCATGAGAACCATATAAAATGAAATTACGTTGTGTTTTATTAAAACATTCTAGAAAATATTTATACAGATCGTCTGCTGGTATGTTAAATTGATTGTATTTTAAGTTATAAAATTTGTATTTTATATTACCAACTTCATAATCTACGCAACTAAAAGGATATAAAGCGTCGCAATATGGTATTGATTTATTATAAACTATTGCTAAGAAAGAATCTCCAAATATATAATGCATCACTTGTTTTAGATTAATATCGGAAAGTATTTAAGCTTTTAAAAAGTATATCTAAATCGCTAACAAATTGGTATTAATTTTAACTTTGCTCGAAATCGGCATCTTCATCGAAATCATAATCTATTTCTTCATAAGGATCATCAATTTCATTATCTTCGTCAAAATCAAAATCATCATCACCTACAAATTCTGTATCGTTTCTCTTCTCTAAATCAACCTTAGTAAATGTTCTCTCAGTATTTATCATATAATTTATGAACCAATTATAAAATTCTTGTATATTGGGATAATCAGAATTATATATTTTATCTAATTTGGTTATCAAGTATTCATACAGCCAATCCAATATTTTGTTAGGATTCCAATCTTTAATAATTTTGTTGTATTCTTTGATGTATTCGTTAATATTAGTTACAAGTTTATGTTTAGTATTTGCCGATGATGATTTTACTATATCAGACGATGATTTAGCTGAAGTAGTTTTGGTAATAGCTAAGAATTTGGTATCATTATTCTTGAACAGATTAAGATAGATATATAATATTACAATATAACTATGAACCTTATTTAATCTGAAATTATTGATGCCTGTAATATCAGGATGTGGAACATTATCGTTTATGATATCTTTGTGAAATAATCCTTCATGGTTACCTATATTCTTAAATACATTGAAATTTATATCGCTATGTAGTAATCTTTTAAGACCATCTATATTTATTTTACTATCATAAGATTCCATGTTTGTAGGTTTAATTAAATCTCTGTTCACTTTTAAGACATAAGATTTCTTAGGTTTATCGCGTATCTTATATTCCTGTATTTTATCTTTATAAGGATTATCAGCTAATTTATCGTAATTTATAGTTTCTTTGTCAGTTAATTGAGCTTTGAATTTAATGACACCATCTTCCAGATAATGTTTCCAGTCATAGAAACCTAGCATACCCTTAATATAATATATTGGTTTATTTGGAGTTATGTCATTTCTTGTTTTGGTACTATTCTTTGATCTCAATATTTTATAAGGAACGAATCTTTTGAAGTAATCTTCGTAATATTTGAGATCTTCATCATATTTAGTCTCACCTTTGTAATACTTCATTAAATGTTTTGCATAGTAATCCTTGGACATATCTTCTATACTATTATTTTGTTTTGCCGAGACAGGAGATGGCAATATATACTTACTCATATCAGGTATTTTAATTCCTTTGATAGGGTCACTTTCATCAAGTTTGTCGACACCTAATATTTTAAACATCTCGTCTAATGCATCATATTTGTCAGTTTGGTGTAACAATCTGTAATACGTTTTTAATATTCTGTAATCATGATTGTTAAGAATTTCATCATATATCATCTTGTTATTCTTGATGTTATAGAAATTCTCATTAGTGTTAAATTTACTCACTCTTCTAGTGATATGAGTTATAAATTCTTTGATATTACTAACTTTTGGTAATGAGGTTTTCCATTTAGTGGTAATATATTGAGTATAAAATATACTAGTTAGCTTGTTGACATCCTTGGTATGCGTGTATTTATGATTGAAACTAATGTTATCTTCCTTTTGTAAACTCATTAATAGTATAGCATACATACCACCCATGACATAAATATATAGTATCAAGTTACTTTTGCGGATTTCAGGATCTTTAATTTTATAAAATGTATCAAATTTCTTGGCTTCATCAAATATAAGACTATTCATTTTCTCAAATAAGATATCAATGTTAACTTTAGGAGAGAAATGTAGATCCTGGAATAGGTTTTTAAGTATACCCCAAGTAGTATTCTTAATGTACGTTTCCTCCTCGTCAATGTTAATACTAGTATACTTGACGAAACCTTTGTATTCTAGGTAATCGGCTACATATAAGAATGCACCACAATACTTGCAATAGAACTTAGTTCCCAGAGGTTCTTCCATTTTGTATTCATAGTATATTTCATTAATATCCTTATAGTCGTTAGTCATTTGTTTGTAAGTATGCGAACACATTATTGGAGATGCACATAACTTGCATATAAGTTGTTTATTAGGATCGTTAACATTGTGATCAATGTATTCATCAATATTGTGTATTAAATAATTGTTATCATATATAGCTTTCAAAGTATCATTGTGTTGACATTCAACTGCTTTAGTTTTAACACTGTAAGAATTTTCTACTAATTGTAATTCTGATTTAGTCAATATTCTCTTCAATCGATCCAATGTGTTAATCTTATTATCTCGTATCTTCCTTTTGATTTTAAGCCACCCATCTAATGTTTTTAATATTCTGATATACTTATTGTAATTAATATAATCATCGTATTTCTTCATAGCAGCCAATCGAATTGTATCATTAATATGTTTATTGCTAGCCATATTAGCCAAGTATTTGGATATAGTTTTATAGTCATCTGATATTATGTAATTTGAAATTAAATATTGATCAAATAAGAATATTATCTCGTATAATTCATAATTGGTATTATAAATTTTGTTAATTTCATCTCTTAGTTTATTTAATTTATCCGTTTCCAATTCAGATAATTTTAAGTAGAATTCTGTTCTAAGATCAGATGGCATTGATTTCAATTCTGATACCATTGTAGTTTTGCCGTTACGCAGACATTCATGAAATGATTTAATGATGTTAATGTTGTACAGATTTTTATAAATATTTATTAATGTAATTAAATCTAGGTCAGTAATCTTGAAATTAAGTTGATATGGATCTTTTACAGTTATATTCTTAACGTGTATCACTTCATTTTGGGCATGTATTTTACTAACACCATCTTGATTTTGAGTGACGTATGGTGTGTCAGTGACGAAACTAAGCTTGGCTTTAGAATCTGTTATTATAGTACTTTCTGGATTCTTAGATATTTCACGTAAAATGATATCCTCAGTGAATCCTTCGGTTAACGGAGCTTTCATTTTAATATAAACATCAAACATATCCGATATGGTTCTACGCATTTTACTCTCCTCAGCATCATTTTTGGCATTAATTAAAAACGGATACAACGCTTCACGTTGCGATTTATCAAAAATATATTCCATCAGTGTATATTTATAAAATTGAATTAAAATTATTTATATTAATATAATATAATGGTTGATTGTCTAGCTACTTATAATTTAGAATCCTTAGATATATCAATATCTACTGATAGTAAAAATATTAGAAAATCAGTTGCTGAAATTTCTGATAAGAAACAATTCGCTGATGGGTTTCCAGTAGACGGAGGTTTGTATGATAAGGCACTAGGTACGATCAATAATAGAGATAAATGTAACACATGTGTTAATTCTAAAGATAAATGCCCGGGACATCTAGGTCATATTAAGATTGAGGTGCCGGAACCAATACCATTATTCGAAAAATACATTCTTAAATTTATGAGACTTATTTGTAAAAACTGTGGTAGGTTTATATTATCTCATGACAAGTATGTTGAAGAAGGTCACGCCGACCTAGTTGATGTTGATGATATTACCAAAGCTATGAAAGAGATCAAATACAAAGTTATAGATAAAAAGAAAGCAGCTATTAAATGTGATCATTGTCAAAGTTCAGTTGGTCAATTAGACAGTATAACTGATAATGTGTATATTAAATATGTACAAAATGATGGTAAAACGATACAATTGTCACCAGAAGAACAAGTTGTGTGGTTAAGTAGAGTTCCTCAAACTGATTATGATCAATTCAAAATCAAGATACGAGCTGAGAATTTATTTACCACAGTATTGTTAGCATTACCAAATAAATTTAGATATGATGCTAATAATAAAAACAAAACACATGAGTTGACAGGTGCATTGGATAAGATTTTTATGAGTATCATGTCTACCTCAAAGGGTGGCGATGATATGAAAACGTATAATGATATTTACCGAGCGATGTTAACTTATATTAAGCAGAATAATAATAACCCTGAAAACAAAGATTTAACATCATTGTTAAATTCATTAACAAGTAAAAAAGGCTCTATCCGAGCGAATATGCTTGGTAAAGTTATTGAGAAAATATCTCGTTCCGTCATTGTATGTTATCCGACTGATAAAATTGATACTGTTAAGATTGCTAAATCATTAGCGAGTCAATTGACTATCAAAACAACAGTTAATATGTATAACTACGATTTGTTATCCAAGATGTACGAGAATAGAACTGAGTACCCCGGGATACCATTCATATACAAGAAGTCTCGTAATTTTGAAGAATCGTCAAACATAGGAGTCGAACCACTAGAAATTGGTGATAAGGTTCGCAGACATATACTAACTGGTGATGATTTTGGTTTCGGAAGACAACCATCATTGTGGGCTGAATGTGTTTTGAGAATGAAAGCAAAAGTTGTTGACGATGATTTACCATTTGGTTTCAATATTTTGGCATGTCCATATTTTAATGCTGATTATGATGGTGATCAGATGACTGCTTATATCGCGGATTCCGAATCAGTGAGATCTGAGATGGAAATATTAATGAGTATGGAAAATCATTTCATATCTAATGAAAAGATTACACCATGGTTAGGACAAGCACAAGATACTATCGTAGGATGTATGTTGTTGACTTTGCCTACAACTATATTTAAGAAATCACAAGTTCACAAATTCTTTACTCGAACAACGATTGAGAAATTAATATTAGATAAAGAAATGTATACAGGTCGTGAAGTTGTAGAATTATTGATACCTCCGATTGACTATACGTCAACTTCATTGTTATTATCAGAAGTACCAATTGAATTCTTACCTGGAATGGATCCAAAAGAGAAGACTCTGATCATTAAAAATGGTAAATATTTACAGGGTGTTATGGATGCTACGTCAATTAAATCACAAAAGAGCAACACAATATATCATATTATATACAAAGAATATGGTGTTAAGAAAACAATGGATGTTATATTCAATATGCAACAAGTGATCAATGAGTTTTTACAACATCGTGGATTTAGCATATCGATAACTAATTTCTTATTACCCAAAGAATTAAGAGAACAAATTAATTTAGCTAAGCAAGCCGTGGTACAAGAATCAATTGAATTTGCTCGCCAATTAGATAATGGTGAACTAGAAGCTCCGTATGGTAAAACATTAGAAGCATTCTATGAAGAAAGTCAAGTTAATATCTTACAAAAGTTAAATAATATGATTAAAGCACCAATGTTAGCAGGATTTGATATATTAAATAATGATTTATTCATGATGGTATTCAGTGGTTCCAAGGGTTCCATTTCAAACTTGTATCATTTGATTGGGTGCATTGGTCAAATTGATAACTTGGGCAAACGTATGGATGCTAAACTTGGATACGGAGATACATTACCATGGTTTACTAGACACTCGTATGACCCAGTAGCTAAAGGATTTATTCCTAAAGCAATCGTAGAAGGTTTCCGAGCAGGTGAAACATATGCACAATCCGACAAATCACGTAAAGATATCATTACTAAAGGTTTGACTGTGGCTGTTGCTGGTACTAAATCAAGAGTATCCGGTAAATCATTGGAAACTTGTAATATTGATAATAGAAATTTCTTGGTTTCAGGTAACAGAATTATAAGTATGGTACCTAATGAGAATATGTTTGATTTCAAACATTTAGAACAAAACAAGTTACCCTGGGTAAAAATGTCTGAAGAAAAGTTCCGATCTACTTACTTTTCACCATTGAAAGAGTATAATGAGAAACTAACTAAAATACGTGACAAATATAGAGCATTACAATTTAGGAGAGAAAATGTTAACCTAGATAAATTCGTAAGTGATACATTCTTGACTTGCGTCAATGTCAACCGTTTGGTAAACAAATATGTTATTGTCGGATTAGACGAAACATCCGTAGATAGTTATGAAACTAAATATGGATTGTTATACGATTTTATTAAAAATAAGATACATACAGTATTTGGTAATTGGAAATACAAATATCATATTATTAAATCGTTAAGATTATTAAAATATACAATGTATTTTGAATTGAATCCAAATGTTATCAAAGACATCAAATTTGATTCGTTGAGATTCATATTAAGTACAATAGAACTAAATATATTACGTGCAATTGTAGAACCTGGTACGGCTTGGGGAACATTAGTCACACAAGATATCATGGCTCCAGTTACACAATTCTTAATTGACGCGCATCACAAATCCGCATCAGGAGGTAGTAAAACAGAAGCAATAAAAGAATTGGATAATATACTAGTAGCAAATGTTGAAAAGAATATCAAAATTAAAGACAATATCAAAAAGAAACAAAAGAAGAAGAAGACATCTGATTTGATGAATGAAGTAATTCAGATTATGTATGTTTATTTGAAGGAAGAATTTCAATATAATGAACAAAAAGCACAACAATTGATAAATGAAATTGAACATATCAAATTTAGTTACTTCATTAAGAAAACTAAAATTAAATATGGATCTATTAAACCTAATGAGAGGATATATAAAGACGTTATCGATGTCAATCCTAATATTAACAAGAATATGTTTACTAAAATATATTACGAACTTGAATTAGATAAGGATCGATTGATTAACAAAAATATAACACCACAAGATATTGCCAATATAATTATTGCTGAACATGATAATATTATGATATTTAGTAATAGCATTAACGATGATGATATCGTTATGTACATCCACATTGAAAATGTGAAGAGTGGTAAAATTGTTGATTATGATAAATGGGTAAAAACATATATCGATGCTATATCAGCAACCAAGATTAAAGGATTAAGTGGTATCATTAGTGCCAAGATATATCCACTAGTGCGTTCCGAGATTAAACCCGATGGTAGCATTGATAAAAGAGCCAAAGCGTATTATATCAGAACTGTTGGTATCAATATGGATGGTATCTTAGAATTCAATGAAGTAGATCCGAATAAAGTATTTTGTAATAATATTACCATTATGAATAGTTACTTTGGTATACTCGCATCAAGAAAGAGAATCATTTCGCAACTTGAATTTATCTTATCTGAGTTAAATATCGGGCATCCTAATTATTTACTATATGGTGATATGATTACCTACACTGGTGATATCATTAACATCAATGAAAACGGTATCGCAGATTTTGACAAAGATAACTTCATGTTAAGAGTATCTGCCCGTGTACCATTAAAAGTGATTAAAGAAGCTGCTATTAATTCTACTCACAATAAAATCAATGGTGTATCCGGTCCACTAATGGTGGGTAAATCTCCAGAACTTGGTACTTATTATAATAAAGTCGTAGTAGATGCTGATTTTGTTAAACAGCATGTTAAAACATTAGATAATTTATTTGAATAAATTTTACTTTTTTCTAGAATTTGATTAAAAAAATATTCATAAAAATTCACATCGGTTTGCGAAGGTGAAATGCGAAGGTCCACGAAGGTGAATTATGCAATTCCGTGAGGTCTACCTCGATAATTTAAGTAGCCTACTTGATTGTCAATAGGATCATCAGCATTCATAGTATCGATTTTCCTATATATCGAAGTTGGATTATAATGTAAATTTTTATATCCTCCTACATCTCTTAGAAGAAATGGTTCATCAGATGAGTACACAGAAAAATTTTCTTTCTTAGAAGGTAGGATTGCTAAATAAATTATTAGTATTATCAATGCTACTGCAACAATTGCAGCTAATATCATAAATGCTATTCTCAACTGAAAATCTAATTTAGGCGATAACATGTTGGTATATATCCTGGTTAAAAAATATAAGTTAATCATTTACCAATAATGTCGAGTATTATTGGTGATTATGTTAAATAATGCTGAGAACACAGTTACACAAACTACGAACAACCATACTGTAATTATTATAGTTAACATTACCAATGTTTTACGAGAATTGCGAGCAGTTGTTTCTAACAATTCGAGCACTCTAACTTCATTTTCAGGAGTCATGTTCGGTTATATACTCTTATTATAAAAAATAATTATAATAATTTTAATGGTGTCTTCCACCTCTTCCACCTGCGTGACCTCCACCTGCGTGACTTCCACCTGCATGTCTGCCACCTCCACTTCGGTATCCAGTTCGATATCCTCCGTGTCTGCCTCCGTAATATCCTGCTCCGTAATATCGGTATGGATAATAATCGTTCTTCCACCACAATAATCTTCTGCCGTATCTGCTTAAATTAAATGGGAAATATGAATAACAACCATCATAGTAATCATAAGGATCACAGAAGTATGGATATCTGCCAACGCCATCTACGTAGTCCACGTAATCTACATAGTTTTCATTAGATGAAGTGATACCAAATAACACTACAACTAATATTACTATAAATATAATAAGAACAACACAAATGAAACCTACAATAATCTTCTCAGACATATTCTGGAATGATATATATTAAGTGACAAAAAATATATTAATAAAAATTTAGTATGACCATGTTTCTGGGTGTCTTCTCAATTCAAAATCACTAATCCATTTCAATGCCTTTTGTGATTTTATAGGATGATTATGTGACCATACCCCAAATTTGTTACTTTCTATTATTGGATTTCTTACAGAAAATGATTCACCTGAACTAAATATGAGAACCAATCCAATAATGATTACGATTATTACGAATATTACGATTGCTGCGATGATTGCTTTATGCATCCTACTTGGTTAGTTTCTTA